AGGTTTAATTACTGCTACTGGGGGTATAAGCACAGGTATTCTTGACTATAGAATCAGTACAATTCCTGTAAATACCACTTTTATCAATGATACTAGTCGACTCGTTCAAACTCCTGCTGCTTGGATATGGCATGATATTCTTGCTTTTAACAGACTTACAGGAAGTTATGAAACGTATAATGGAACTGCTTGGACTGCTGCAACAATTAATGGTGAACTGTTTGCGCAGAAACAAGATCAGAGCATTCTAATAATCAACAATACCACAATTCTTGGAGCAAGGTGGACTTTTACAAGTGGAAATACTCCCTTTAGTCAGGGACAATGGTTAATTTTAGGTTTAAACTGGACTCCTTCTCAAGCTACGGTGAGTATTTTAGTTGAAAGTTGGAATGGAACGGTTTGGACTACAAGGCATACTTCAACTACTACTTACAACGCTACTAACTATTTTGCATATGTAGGTGATTACGCAGGTGATTCTCAACTCAGGATTACCATAACTAGAACAGGAGGGGGAAATGAATTTGCATTGTCTAGTATTAAGTTGCTCTCTGCACGACCAGGTGATCAAGGAACTGGTAAAGAAGCAGAGTTCCCTTATTATTGGAATGGAAACAGAAATATAGGTATTGGAGGAAACGCACAAAACACCTCTAAATTGTATGTTGCTGGTCCTATATATGCTACTGCCAACAACGTTGCTTTAGTAGGAGTAGATGTCAATCCCACATTTAGTTCGGGCTCTTTTACTGGTATTATTCAGATGGCAGCACGATTTGCTAATCGTATTCACATATCAAATAACTACTTTCTTAGCATAGGAGCAAATACAGTTAGTGCAGATACCAATTATGGAAATGGATACATAACTTCGTTTAATCAGTCTTTTACTATAAATGGTTCTGGAGGAACTCCTTATTTTAGATTACATCATACAACAGGTAATTTAGTACTGCAAAATGGAGGAACATTCACGGATGCAGGATATCGTCTTGATGTAAACGGAACAGTCAGAGTACAAAGCGATTTAACTGTCAGTTCTCTTACTACTGATGGACCAGTAGTTTCTAATTCAGGAGTACTAACTAGTGTAGCAGGATATACAGGTATGGTTACTATACAACAACCTACTCCACTACCTCCTATTACTTTTGATATTCAGAATGGTATTATTGTAAGCGTACTTTAAAGTCTAATTACTCTTGGGTACTCTATACCGTTTGCTATTACGACATCCATTCCTAGTATGCTTTCTACTGTAATGTCGTCTTCTTCTTCTACTCCCATCTCTTTTAGCAACTCTTCAAACTGATCTTCTGTAAGTAGTACTACGTTAGGTCTTACTGCTACTCCGTCTTTCTCTGAGTCTAAGTAAAACTTATTCTTTAATTTATCTATATCTGCTATCGTAATCATCTTTATCTTTATTTAACTTTATTTAAAGCGAATATAAAACGAATATATTAAATCCGTGTCTTTTTCTACCAAATCAAAAGAAACTCCTGGATACCCTGGACCAAAGTTGTTCATTATCCACTTAGATGATCCATACATTGAAAGAACATTTCTGTATCTAAACTTATAGGATTGTTGCATGCTCTCTGTATGTAAGTCTCCTTTTACCACTGAGATATTTTTATTCTCTCCTAATTTATGGTGGTCTATGTACTTGTTAAGGAAATTTTCTGCTTTCTCAGTTAAGAAAAGGGGAAGACCATGCTTAAGATCTTCAGAGTCTTTTCCATGAGTAAAAATAAATGTATGTTTTCCATAGTCAAAGTGTTCTAAGAATTTTTCCATTATCGTTACATTGATAAATGGATAGGCTGTGTTTAGATAAAGTGTGAGTGCTTGGTTAGTAATATACCCGAATGAACCTGAGTGATTGTCTTCAGTCTGCATGATAGCATGAAGATTGTTAGCTAAGTTTTTTTCTACTAGGGTGTCAAAGAATCGCTTATGAGCATAAAGATAAGTCATAAAAGACTCCTTATTATTCATGTTTTGGGGAAGTGCATGTCCTCCTCTAGTAGTTTGACCACTCCAACCATCTAAAGAATCTCCTAAATCACAAATAAATAAATCTTCTAGTCTTCCGTAGTTTCTTACTTGCTTCTCTATCTCTTCTAATACTCTCATCATCCTTACTTCGAAGACATCTTCGTTGTAGCTATTGGTGAAGATTGCATTAGGATGTGTAAGCGCTCCTACATGTTTGTCACTCATGTATACGAATAAAGCTTTCTTAGACGTTATAGGCGACTTTTTAGGTGCTTGGTATACAGGAAGATTAGACTCAAGGAAAACCTCTCTTAGAACGTCTCTAATGTCTTCAGAGAAACTATCTTCAGGTTTAACTGCAGCAAAGAGAGCTGATACTAACCAACCTGATTGTTTTTCTTTACTCCAGTATTGTACTAAGCGCCATTTAGTAGTGTCTATTTTATGGATCTTAATGATCTCTTCTGCAGACCTAGGTTGCTCAGAAACTAGTTTAGAAACCTCAAGGGTTCCTTTATCTAAGTTTTCATCATAGGTTCCTGTAATAGTGTTGATTTGTCCAGGAGACTCATCCAAAGGTTTCTTTTGTGCTAATTTAGCCAAAGCAGTTCGCTTAAGATCACGAACTCTCTTAGCTCTTAATGGATTAGGATCTTCTGGGTAGTAATCAAAGAGAATAGCAACTTCTAATGCTGATTCATCTGTGTCGGGATTATTCATGTAGTACTGAATAATCTGTTTTGGTGTAGGCATCATAGGTGTAGGGATTATAAAATCAATCCTATGGTTAACAAAACTATAGCAAATAATCCACCTTTCAAAACTTTATTTAAAGTTTCTATTGTTTCTGCTTGAGTTTTTACCTTAATGTCTAAGCGAACTATCTCTACCTTAGCTGTATCTAACGCTTTTTGGTAGTTAGGAATCAATGAATCCTTATAATAAACTAGTTGGATACTGTCTGTCTTAATTATCTTCTTAAGACTTACTACTCTTTCACGTGCTTGAATTCCTTTTAGAAATTCGTTATTCAATTCCTTTAGCGGTAAGCTGTCTAGAGATTGTGAGTAGGTATTTTGTGCCGTTAATATCAGGCATAGTGTCAATAGCAATCTGAATGGTGTCATACTTAAGGGTGATTTTTTCGTAGTTGTGATACTCTTCGTGTTTAATATGTTCTAATGAGTCTATTTTTTCAAAGTAAGTATCGTTTGCTTTATCTATAGAGTCTATAAAAGCAATTACTTGATTGGTATCTTGTTCTTGTACGTACTCATACTTGTAAAGTAAGTAAACAATTACGAGAACAAAGATAAAGTTAAGTTTAATTGAGAAGTTTTTCATTTCTTGTGATCAAACTTATGTTGGTCTATTCTTTGTAAGATTTCTGACAACAGACCGTTACTTATTACTCCTACTGTGTGAGCATTCTTAAGCGCACTAACTAGCTGAAATACAATAAAGGGTGCGCAGAAAGTTTCGCTTAGCCAAAATGTGCCGTCAAAACCCTTCTCAATCATTAAAACACCTGTAAGTATAAGCACCCAAGAGAAAAGAGTCTTAAGAACCTTAAGAGCTTTCCTAGTTTGGAAACCTTCTTTCTTACTACCAGCCCAGACTCCAAAGAATCCATCTATAAAAACAACAGCAACTAAGGCTAAATACTGCTCTACGTTATCAGCTCCTAAGTTTAAAAAGTAAGTACCTAAAAAAGCTAACACAGTAGTAGTAGAATATAGAAGGAAGGAAGTTTTCATGTTATATAGTCAGGCAATTAAGCCCAGTCTTATTTATACAAAGATAGTTTTATAAAAAAATTAGTCAATGGTTCTAAGACATTAATTGTGACCCAATTGCCTGACTTAAATTAACATTTAGAATTAAACTGTAGGCTCAGTAGAATCAATAGATTCAGTAGGTTCAGTAGGCTCAGTAGACTCACTGGGTTCGATAGAATCAACAGGTTCGCTAGATTCGGTAACTTCAACAACAGGCTTACGATCAGGAAACTTTGCATAGTAAGCTGCTTCGTACAAAGACTCTAATCCTGCAACAGTATGTACTCCACATGGAGCAGGCCAAGCTTGAAATTCGTTAAAGGTAGAATCTTCATTCTCTAACCATACAATGTCTACAGCATGCTTACCTGCAGTAATAGCAGGAGTCAATACGTTACCTTCTTCATCGTAAGTAGCAGGAGTTAAAACAATATCTCCTAGCTCTATTACGTGACAGTTGTTGTATCCAGACTCTTCTGCCCAGATAGTTGCTTTCTTTTCTGACCAAGCAGTTTGGTCTGCGAATTCATATTTTAAGTATTCCATATTCAAATATATTTAAATTTAGTTTAAGTTAGTATATTAAAGAGTGAGTTCCTGACACTGAGCATCTGTTAATGGAGTTCTCCATAAAGCCATTTGTTGAATGTATTTGGGGACATCTTCGGTTTTAGCGGCTAAAAATTCCATATTGGTAATTGAAAAAGCGGTTGCACTTATTTGCTTTGTTCCGTTCACAAATACATCCGCACTTGTTCCGTTCCATTTGACTGCGATTTTGACGGTGCTTGTAGTTGTATTGTAAAGCCCCGTAAATGTATTAGATATTCTTTTGCCTATGGTTAATAAAGCATTTGCAGCACCACCATTGCGAATTTCAAAAGAATTTGATGGTGCTGTGGATGAATCCCCAACCCACAAGTTTTGATTGCCCGCATCTCGTGTATACGCTAAATTATTCTGCAATTCTACAAACCATGTACCTCCACTAGAACTAATAAGATTATTAGTAAAGATGTTTCCTCTAGAGAAAGAGTCAGCTAGTCTTGTTACTGCTGAAGAGGTAGTTGGGATATAGGTGGAAGGATATGCACCAAGTTCAACTTGTCCCCCCCATACACTAAAAGTCGTTGCACCTAATCCTAAATTTGAAACGATGAATCCCGCATTTGCAATTGTCAAAGTTCCCGAAACGGTTACTCTATACCATCCATCGCCAACGCTTGTGATTGTTGCCGTTCCGTTTGCACCATTACCACCATAACTAACCGAACCAATTGTGCCGTTAATCAAATTTGCAGTAACTGAAATAAAGTTTACACTTGTACCATCCGTAAATCTTACTGCCAAACTTCCAACACCGCTTGTATATTTCAAATAACAACTTGATGTGTAGTATTGTCCAGATACAACTGAAACTACTTGAAGTGCATAGGAAAACGCACCCGCAGTTGAATAATTTCTTGCTGACGATGTGCCATCGGGTGCGGTTTCTGTTGAGTTAAATGTCAATGTAGATTTGCCCCAAGAAGCATTTTGGAAATCTCCACTATTCAACATCAAATTAGTTCTTTGAGGCTCTAATAAGAAAGTACCTGTACCTAAAGAGTAATCTACCCTAGGAAAGTTTTGCCTATTGGTAGTAGAAAGATAAGGCTTAGGCAAACTTCCTTTGACTAACTGTGCTCCCCAAATGTAAACTGAATCATTAGTGGGGTTTGCAAATAAATTTGCTATCGAAATACTCCAAGTGGTCGATGTAACATTGCCCGTCACAATAAGCCTAAACCACCCATTGGACAATTCTTCAAAAGAAGAACTTATAATATTTGCACCAATATTTGTAAAAGATTTTGTTGAAAAATTCCATTGAGCATTTGCCGTATTGTCATTGTTGTCTAATCTCAATAACAATAGATTACCAACATTTTGTTTGGCATATACTGACAATGTATGTATTCCCGTTTGCAAATACACGCTTCCCGAACGTGATACTTGAGATACCGTATTTACTGCCGATGTCTTTGTGAATAAATCTGCCGTTAAAGTTCCGTTAGGGGCATTGATAACATTGGAGGTTAGTGTGCCTAATGCTTTAGTCCAATACGCATTGTCAAACTCCTCACTATATTGAGCCAGGTTATAACAAACTTCTTCTACTTGTCCTTCTATATTAGTTCTCCATGCACTACTAGTTCTTGTAAAGCTTATTTCTCCGTTAGTAGATAAAGGTTTCTGAGGAAATAATATTCCTTCTTTATAACCAGAGGGAGCTAAGTATAAGGTTGCGTCTGAAAATTTACTCATGTTCTTTTATTTTAAGTTTTGTATTAGGTTGGTTACTCCGTTTAAGTTTTCTACTGCACCAGATTTTTGGCTTACATATCTTTCATAGTCTCCTACAATAGAAGTACCATCTGTATAATCAGCCGTAAGCGAAATACAATCTGCGTCTGAAAGCGGTGAAGGGTAGAGTGCCATTTGTTGAATGAACATTGGTACAATCGCATTTTGCGCGAAAAATTCCATATTTGTTATGCTAAATGCAGTGGCACTTACTTCTTTTGTTCCGTTCACAAA